ATATTAAAAATGATGATGTTGCAGAAGCGACTGATTGGATAGGTTCGGCAAAAACTCACGCACCTGATCACCTCTTTAGTGACGGATCAATTTCCGAAATCGTGAAGTGGGCACTATCAGCACATTCTGGTGATTCTAAGAGAGCACTAGCCTCATTGAGTTTCTTCTTGAATCGCAATAGTAATATATCATCAAGAATTGTTGCCAAAGTTGAGGCCGCCAAGGACATCATCAAGCGAGATGCTGAACTAGCTCAATTGAAGTAACCATCTTCACCTAAAATACCATCGGCATATCATCAAAGTCGTCCGAATCATCAACCAACTCATCACCAAGTTCACCAACCTCGTAAAGAGCTTGGAATGCATCTGCATCATATGATGCAATCTCTTGAAGAACTCGACAAACCAGTAACCATGCGCTGATCGTATCATCGTGACCACCAGGCTGAGCTGCATAACTACCTTTTGTTTGGACGAAGGTCTTGATTTCTCGGATGGTATCGGCAGAGTTGATTGTGAATTTTCCAGCTTCAACCATCTCTTTGAACGTTTTGCAACTTTGAAGCTTAGTGCGAGCATTGGTGTTCATACCTAATTGCTTACCGCTATCACTGACCATGTTCACATTATTTGGGATTTTTTCATCCGTCTCGTACAGTATGATGATACCCTCACCGACACTATTATTCTCCACCGTGAACATACATTCCCAACCTGCTTCATCCGCCTTTTTCCAAATATAACGAAGTATCTTGTATACCTCAGCGGTTTGGCTGATGTTGGAGCGGAATTCCATCATCTGAACTAGCGACGGATATTCCACAACATTGATTACCGTGTAATCCCCACCAAGTCCCTTACTGGGGTCGCATGTTACGATACACTGCTTGTTATAGACCTTTTCAGGCGCTGCCTGCTCCGCTCGTTGGTAATTATATAAATCCGCAGTTTGGTTTTCGTGTGGATCCCTCTTTGCCATAGCATCGCTGTTGTAATCTTTAGAAAAGTTTTTCCAAATTTTAATCCCATGATTCACATCTACGGGGTCTGTAGGTTTTAGGGTCTGGGCGAATAAGCTGCTAATAAGTAGTGGCTCGGATGACAAAAATTCAACCTCAAACTCTTGCCGCCAAGTTAACACCCCATTTTTAGAGATTTCTTTGCGCTTGAATTCATCATCTCGCCCTGGTACTTGGTTCCATAGAATTTTATGGAACGCAAAACCATTGGTTCCTGATTCAGCTCCTCGCCATAGTGTTGCAAATAGATCTGAATCCCCATTTGGTGTTGAAGTTATAAACAACTTACCACCAGTAGCTAGAGTTGGTGAAATCGAAGCCCACATCATTTCTTGCATCTTGGGCGGCACGAAACCTACCTCGTCAAGATATAGAATAGAAAAGGATCCACCCCGGCCAGTCGTCTCGCTGGTAGCATCACTCTCAATTACACTACCATTGTCGAACTTTAAACTCAGTGCATTCCAACCATCATCCTTCACCCCAGGCTTCAACCACATGGGCATTTTTTCATACATAAACTTGATGCGCGATATCATGGCCCTGGAGTTCTTGTGCTTATTACTAGCAATGAGGATGGTCTTGTCTTTGCGAAATACAGAGAACCAAAACAAGTAAGCGCAACTAACCTCTGATTTGCCGGCCTGCCTACTCCAACGAACAATCACATCTTTATTGTTGTTGTACATTGCAACCAACTCTTGTTGATAATCATACAACTTAAATAGTGTCTGACCCTTCACTGGATGACGGACGTATATGTAATTTTCAATGAAGTATAGTGGATCACTGAAGCACTTAGTGTATTCAAGTGCTTGATCTTCTGTCAGGCTCGAATCATCGCCAGCTTTTTTGATTAGTGGATTTTTTGTGGCCAACGGCAGGACCTCTGATATATAATTAAACCATTATTTACGATCCACATTTTCTGTGTATTCTCACCACATTCAATGGCAAAACTAACACAAGAAATATTTTTAGAGAATGCTAGGCAGATCCATGGTACGCGCTATGATTACTCGAACACCCCTAGCCAGTTCACTGATACCACGACAGTATTGACCCACCTGGCAATTATGTGCCGAACCCACGGGCAATTCAATCAAACACCTGCAGGACACATTCATAGAAAACAGGGCTGCCCTCAATGCGCAAAAGTAACCAAGTCTAAGAAATCTCCAACTAAGTGGACACTAGACATATTCTTGGAAAAGGCACGCACAACTCACGACAGCAAGTATGAATATTCTGCAGTAGAGTGGACAGACACCAGCAATTCAAAGACGCGGGTTGTGATTACTTGCCCTACCCACGGGAATTTCTCACAAACTGCTGCAAGTCACATCAGTGGCGCTGGGTGCCCAAAGTGTTCGGTCACAGGTGCACTAACAAGTGTAGATTTCATCGAAAGTGTTGCTCGAGTACATGGTGATAGGTATGAATACACACGAGCGCTGCTTGAGTGGACTGCTACGACAAAGACGGATTCTAAGGTGATGATCACTTGTAGAACGCATGGAGACTTCTCTCAGAAAATCGCCAACCATATTCACCTGAACAATGGCTGTCCAAAGTGTGCCAAAACTTCTCGGATCACCCAACAAGGGTTCTTAGATAAAGCACATACTATTCATGGTGATCAATATGACTACTCAAATGTTGTGTGGACACAACAAATCAACGTCAACAGTAAGATCACAATCAATTGCAGGACGCACGGACCATTCCTTCAAAATATCCGCAACCACACTGTAGGTAAGAATGGTTGCCCGACGTGTGCAGGCAAAACTAAACTCACAAACGAGTCGTTTATATCCAGAGCTCGTGAGATTCACGGGACCAAATACGACTATTCGCGTGTGTCCATAGGTGACGATTTCTTCGTCAACAAAACTAAACTCACCATCAGCTGTGAGAAGCATGGGGAATTCAACCAAACTGCGGCGAAACACATAACCGCGAAGAATGGCTGCCCTGGTTGCAGTGCTAGTAAAGGGGAGAGAGCTGTACAGGTGTGGTTGGATACTCATAAAATTGTGCACCAACCCCAGAAAACATTCGATGGTTGTATTAATACTCTCACTGGACGCAAGTTAAAATATGACTTCTATGTTCCTGAATATAACACGTGCATCGAATTCCACGGCCAGCAACACTACGAGGCTATATTGATAGGCAACAATGATCAGGCTAACTGGACACCACAACATCACACACGTGCTCAAGTGGTATTCGATGAGCAGCGCCGTAGGGACCAAGCGAAAGTCCAATACTGTGCAGATAATGAAATTAAATTGTTGGTAATTGCATACACCGAACTCAATCAGATTGATGAGCTGCTCACTAAGTTTCTCAACACTGCAAGATGTGTTGTCTGATTTTAATTCGGAATAATTAAGTCTAGATGGTGTGGTGTGCTTATAACATGTGTTGTCAGGAAGCGAACTGGATGAGCAATGAGCGATCGACGAAAATTGTGACATCCAACAACACGCAGAAATAGTGGTGTATATGAGCGCGAATACATCTAAAAGTTAAAAGTTATAAATAAGGGAGTACAAAGGAGAAAAACAATGGCGCGACTTTTAGATGTTGGTGGTGTACCCGATATTGGGACCGGTTTTCTGCAGCCTAAGCAGCAGAACAAATGGCGAGTGCAATTCTTCGGTTTTGGGGACCTCCCAACGAGCCAGAACTTGTCAATGCAGTGTAAAAAAGTTGATCGCCCTGATCTGACATTCGACAAGCACACTCTCAATCGATACAATTCGTATGCGAACTTTTTGGGTAAGCATAAATTTGGCGATCTCCAGATCACATTCGATGATGATATTGGTTCGAGTGCTTCGCGAGTAGTACAAGCTCAGTTACAGCGCCAACAACACTTAATCGGCGCCGAAGGTCCGTACTTGGCTGCTGGGCAAGAGGGTTCTGTGTACAAATTCGCTACCGTCCTCGATTTGCTGAACGGCAATGATGTTGTGCTGGAAACTTGGACATACGAAGGTTGTGTCATTACCCAACACAAAATTGGTGGCCTTGACTACTCCAACAGCGACGGATTAACAATTGACTTGACCATTGCTGTTGACCACGCATTTCAGACATTTGCAGATAACATCAAGCCTGGTGTTATGCTGGGTGGTGTTGGCCCATTCTAATCCTCACCAATGTGCCAATGTATAAAAATCTGCCTTCGGGTAGATTTTTATTGTCTACTCAGTTGACTGAGTTGTGAAATGTTGTTAGAATAGTGTCCACGGCGTGTCACGCCGTAAATACACCATAAATAACGAACGATAAAATTCACGAACCATGAAAACATCCATCCTCACGCAAATTTTAAATGAAATGGCAGCAGCAGATTCCAAGCTAAAATTCAGCCTAAAGGTTGGGAAATCTACCCCATCATTCTGGCACGTGGCGGGCGTAGTTGATGGTGATGGTGAACGACACAGCGTGTCGGTGTACACTCAGTCAACAAAAAATCTCGATATAGGTACATCATTTGATGGTCCTGGAAAAGTCCAGGCCGCATTACAGCAGCTGATCCACAAACAAGCTCCGGCATCTGGTAACCGCGACTAGTTTATGAATTGCTTATAAATAATCCTGAATAACATAACTCCCAACATGAATGAACAACAAATCCGCCTCGCTCAAATGGCTGGCATCGTACTAAAAGAATCTGACTACCAAGAAGAACCAGGCACCAATACTCCATCGGATCAACCTGATATCACGTCTTCTGAAATTCCTGAGGAACAAACACCCGCTGACCGTCTGTCTTCAGCGTTGGCTGTCATACCATCTCTTGATGAGTTGGAAGACTGTGATGCAGAGATTGAAGCACTGTGCATTGCAGCCGAAGCTCTTGCATCTAAGTGTGCCCCTCAGGAAGATGCCGGCGAATCCAGTGAACTAACAGAAGGTGCATCATCGTACATGTTCTCCAAAAAATCGAAAGAACTATTTGATATCGACAAAGATACGTACATTATGGTAAAAGCAGACTCTCAAATTCAAGCTGTGATCCAAGCTAAGGAACAGTTCAAGAAAAATGGGTACACCGGTAAAATTCACCTGGTTAGTTAATACCACCCAACAGCTAAATAACCCCACATCATGTGGGGTTTACTTTTGGCTTCAAAATATCACCAAGGTCGCTACCGACCTCTCAATCCCAGTAAATTCGAAGGCGATCTAAACAACATTATCTTCCGAAGTTCGTGGGAGTTGCGGTGTCTACAGTTCTTTGATAACAACCCTGGCATTACCAAAGTACTATCTGAAGAAATTAAAATTCCATACTGGAATCCAGTGAAGAACAAGCCAGCGAACTATTACCCTGATTTTTATATAGAGATAACCGACTCGACAGGGGCTCTTCAACGGAGGTTACTTGAGATTAAGCCTAAGAGTCAAGTAAATGAGCAAAAGAAAGAGAGCACGTATGCTCAACTCACCCGCGCTGTCAATTACGCCAAGTGGCAAGCAGCACAAGCCTGGTGTGACGATAGAGGAATTCGATTTCAGATAATAACTGAGGATCAAATATTCGGCGCACCTGTGAAAAAAGCTAAATAGTTAGAATCTCACACTCACACACTATGTCAATCCTAAAACAAGTCCTTCAAGAAATGGCGTCCGCTACCGGCGAGGCTAGTATCGAACACAGTCCTACGACTGGTGGATACTGGTCAAATCTCAAGTGGGTAATGAGCCGATCTGGGGTAGGAATGCCTGAGCTGGGATTGTTTGGTGGCCCCACCGGGAGTTCAAAAGCAGATGCTTACAGAGCAGTGTTTATTAAGTACTCAGATGGTCTAGATCCCAGCATCCAGTTCTCACGAACAGGCGTACACAATCCAGATCGTGGTTCTTCGACTGTGAGATTTGGAACAAACTCCAAAGATTTTACTTCACCAGCAGAAATTAACCCATATTTGCGGTCCGCTGGGCTACCAGAACTATCTAATTCCGAACTGGAGTACATCACTAATGATGTTGAGAGATTCCACGTCCCAGTGCAATATGAGCATAGCACTCGTGGCACGACAGTAGCCTTTCCAAAAGAATTCTTTACTGCAATTAAAGCTGGGTCGGAAGATTCTCAATCGTTTGTACTTGCTGCGACCCGTGCAATGAAGAAAAAACTTGATTTCATCCCATCACGCCCAAGCCCGATTATCTCGACTGCTCTAGCAAAACTGTTTACTGAAATCTAAATACGTGAGCCAACTAAACTATCATTATGTCAATCCTAAAACAAGTCCTCCAAGAAATGGTTGCCACGAGCGAATCTGCTGCATATGCCAAACAGTTGGTTCGCGGTGAAAAATATGGTCCAGGCATCCTCAACAAATTAGATCGCTGGTTTATGGATGCGATGTTTACAAAGGACAAGGATAGGTTCATTCCAACTGATGCAGCGCTCAAACAGTTAAAGCAAGCTGGTTTTAGTGATGATCAGATCTCGATAATCCGCGATGCGGCAATTTCAGCTAGTTATGTTGCTTTGGATAGGATGATAGCAAAATATCCAGAAAGAGTTCCGACAAAGTACGTTGAACGTGACAACTCAACATCATTCCAGCTCGGCAACTTGTATCTCAATGTCTCAATGTATCCGAAGAGTTGCATGATGAATATTTAGAATTACTGCAAAAGCTATTTGACTCAAAGTTAGACAAACAAGCAGTGCATTTGAACATCGCGCCCCCACAAAAATAATTATACTGCACCAGAACAAAAAAGCCCTCAGGGGCTTTTTCTTGTCTACATCCAACCTCATAGTAAATACACAAACCCCTGCTTAATACTATTAGTCCACAATACAATGTCAAAACTGTCCAATATCCACTCAATCATTGCTGAATTAGACGACCGCAAAATCAAAACTGGATCTGAAATTTTTATTTCGGGGGGCGAACGAGGTACTGTCGTTAACCAAACACCAGATAATTTCAAGAAAGCTGGGGAAGTGTACTCACGCACTTCTCCGAAAGTAATCTACAAAGTAACCCACTCCCGAGATAATTCACGAGTGGGTACCACCCAAGCTCAACACAATAGTCGGATTTACCTGAAAGAGTCAGTAGCAGATGTATATAGTAACTTGTATAGTGAACTTGATGACACAATCAGACATTCTGCGTACCGTCGCACTCGGCAAAATCTCGAGGTGTCTGAGTACCTATACAATAACTGGATTCAACACTTTTTCCGCACTCAATCTATCGTGCCGATAGGCCAGGTTGGTGAAGTGATTGCTCAATTCAAGAAGGTTCATCCATTATCAGACTATACTGATGCTCCAGTAACTGAAGGCTCTTCGATTCATGTTGGTGAAGAAGAGAGCAAGCTATTTACCAAAGTGTATAGTCGTACTTGGGACAGAAAGTATGGAGCAATTGCTCAATATCGTGGAGCTATTGTGGATGCAA